ACAGGAAAGGTAACGTGTCGAGCTTGAGTAAACTCAACGAAGAGCAACGCGCGGACGCGATTGCCCTCCTCGTCACCATACCAGTCATTGATGCCGTCACGGACGTCCTCGAGAGGGACGGGGTGTTGGCAGAGATCGAACTTGGCGGAGTCGCCGCCGAACACGTCAAAGGTAGGTTTGAAGAGACGGCGGCACATGTCATCGAACTCGATAGAGTAAGGATTCATGCCGATCGTGACACCGTTTGTAATTTTGTTGGTTTGGGTCCAGGTAGCGAACCCGCCAAAGTACATACGGTTGATAATGAGAAGGTCGAGAGGACCGACGACGACCACACGGGTGCTGGCTTCAGCAACCTTAGCGGCCGTACGGCGTTCGTCCTTCAAAACATCCATGTGAAGAAAGAGAGGGCGGATGCCCTTCTTAAGAAGTTCGATCTTGTCGAGAACGGTCTTCTTGATGATAGCAGCGCGGGTGGCGTTGGTGAACCACGCGCGCTTGCTGGTGCTACCAGTCAGTACATAGGGGTAACCGACAGAAGTAGTCATGTCGAGCGAGGCAAAGAGAGTGCCAGGAATACCATAGACAGCTTCGTCATAGGTCATAACGCGTGTCCACTGCTTAAGATCCAAAGATTCAGGAGCAGCCCGATTGTTAATAACAGCAGAAACCAGCTCAGCGCGGTTAGGAACAAAAGGATAGATAGGGACTGTAGTAGGCATCTTCGACCGATTCTTAATGTAAGGGTTGACAATAGAATCGCCAATCTTGACGGTGTCCAGGACAGCAGGAGCAGCGTCGATATTGTAAAGAGAAGCATGAGGTAAAGAACGAAGCTTCGTATCAGTCGATGCATGAAAGGGGCGGGTGATGCCGACTGTGACGCCTGGGTAGCATTGGGGAAAGTTGTCGCCGGGTGGCGTAAACTCAGTGTTGTCCTTGTGAGGATACCACTTCATGTTAGGATAGATAGCGCGAATCAAAGTGATCTCGTGGTCAATCCACTCACGGTAGAGCGGGGCAGCCCCACCGGTGGTCTTGTTACCACATTTGTGGAGGCCAACCAAGGCAGTGCCTTCCGAACAGGAGTCCGAAAAGACAGGAATGCCGCAGTGGCCACGCATGGTCTTGAAGTGGTAAGTGATGTTGTAGGCGTTGGTGTAGACATCGCCTGTGCGATCGACGGTGTAGCCGCCGGTGTCGTCGTTTATTTTGGCATGAGAGTCAAACATGAAACGAGGAGCGACACCATTGGGGACTAAGTCGGGAACACAGACGTTGAGTTGGGAACGACATTCAAAGTCAGAGAGCGGGGGGACGTAGTCACGAAAATCGCAGGCCTGGGGAAGGCCGCAATCTTCAAAATGAATCATGACGACGTCTAGGGCTGGTGTAAGTTCATCGCGGTGAACCTTGCGGAAGGCTTCGATAGAAACCTGTTGGCGATTTGAAAGCGTACCAAACGTCTGGAGCCAGACGTGGGTAAGGCCCTCAGAGGCGGCTTTAGCAAGGATGACATCGCATGTATGAGCATTCGTGAGTCCGATACGGAGTACAAGCATGGTAACCTGTCCGACCGATTCAAGCGACTGCTCAGACCAAAAGATATGGTAGGTATGGCGGAGCACCTTGGAGGCCATTCGCTGAAGAGTGTCGGAACTTTGAGGTACGTTTCCTCCTTTAGGAACGGCAGCACGAGCGGCCACGGCCTGACGGGCTCGAGCGAAGCTACGATGGGCTCCCACTCGGGTATGAACACGAGTAGGTGCTGATTGAGGGGCATTATCGAGGCGAGACCAGAATGAAAAGGCCTTATAGCAGGCAAAGGCGACTCCCAGAGCGAGTGAAATGCCGAGGAAGTATTGCCAGTATTCCACGAGGAAATCCCATAGCTTGCCAACGTGGAGTTTGACGTTGTCCACGATGCGGGAGAAGAGCTTAGAGAACCACTCCCGCTGGGTAAGAAATATCCCGTTGCCGACAACTGCACTCACGACCTCAGGGGGACGGTCGGCGACGAGTG